CATACGCCGCGGCTTCCGTCGCCATACGCTTCGTGTCGGTGATGATGGCCTCCGCGGTCGGCGTGAACTTGGTCCCGACGTTGGCCCACTCGGCGCCCAGGCCCGTGGTGATCTTCCCGATCGAGACCGTGGCGTTATACAACTCATTGAGCGCGGGCGGCGCCGTCTGCCCCAGCCGCGCGTACGTCTCGATCGCCTCGCCGACGGCCGTGTTCAGCTTGGTCTGTTCGTCGGCCGTCATCTTCGACAGATTGCCGATGCCCCCGAGCGCCGCCTGATATTCGATCGCTTTCGTGATGCTGTCGGTGCCGAACATCTGATCTTGGAGTTTTTTCTGCGCCGCCGCCGCGGCTTCCGCTTTCCGGGTCGCCTCGTCGTGCGCGGCGTTCTGGTCTTTCGTTTTCGCGACGTAGTAGGCGATCGCCTCCGCGGTCATGCCGTACTGCTTCGCGAGCTGCGCCGTCGTGGCAGTGTGATTCTCCAGCGCCGCGCTGATGGACGGCAGCACGTCGCGATGGCTGCGGATTTCCTTCTCCCACAACGCTTGCCGATGGATGGCGGTATCCACGGCTGCCGTGCCGCGCTTGACCGCGTCGTAGTTGATCTGGATCGCTTCGGTCATGTCGGTGATCGTGCGACCCGCCGTGGCGCTGGCCTTCGCCAGCACTTCCGCGCGATTCGCGGCGACTTCGGCATCGTCGCCCCAGCCAAACAGCGTTTCGGCCGCCGACTGCACGGCGGCATCCAGGCCGGTCAACTCGCCAATCCAGCGCCCGAGCTGCCAGCCGGCGACGGCGGTCCCGAACACGGCCGCCGCGGTGCCCATGGTGCCCAGGTCCGTCGCCGTCTTGCCCGACAGTTGCCCCAACTCGTCGATCATCGCGATCGGCTTCGCCAGCGACACGCCCATTGCATTCGCCGCGGCATCGGCCGTGCGCAGGCCCGCCGACAACTGCGTCAGACTGCTCGTGCCCTTGCCGTCGAACCCGTCCATCGTCGCGCCGGTTTTCGCCAGCGTCGTGCCGGTCTTTTTTGCTTCGGCGTCCATCACGCCGAGTGCGGCCGATGCCTTCTGCGCCTCGGCGACGAAATCGGAGAAGTCGGCTTGGAGTGCGCCTGATAACGGCATGGCTATTTCCGCGACAGGTCCGCGGCCAGGATGGCAAACGTGGATTCAGGCATGGTCAGCACCGTGTCCCAACTCAGGCCGCTACGCTGGCAGACGGCGAGGGTGGTTCCGACGAGGCGTCGATAGAGTCCGTTTTTTTTAGCGCCTCGCCCGCGGCCTCCACCGTCGCGTGATGCGCTTCGATCGCGCGCTTCACCTCCAGCGCCGTCGCCTGGCGCAGATTGTTCAGCGCGTCCTGCACATCATCCGGCGGCAGGCCGCGCACGGGAATCCGCGCGCCGCCTGGGTCGGTCAGCGTCCAATCGATCAGATACGCGATCACCGTCGCATCCGTCGTTTTGAGCACGTCGCGCTTGAGTTCGCCGCCCTTCGACTCGGTGTACATGCGCGCGAGCATGGCGATGTATTGGCCGTGGTTCAGTTCGGCCCACACGGTCAGGCTGCGCCCGTTGGTTAGCGGCAGCGTCAGTTCTCGCGGTACGACGATGTCCGACATCTCAGCGTCCCTCCGGCGGACCGAGCTGCGCGCTCAGCGCCTCGCCCTCGATCTGGAGCGTGTGCGGGAGCACAGGGAAATACCAGAGTCCCGCCGGTTTCTGTGGGCGCGGCGCCGTGAACATAAGCGGCACCTGGCGCAGTCGGAACCGATCGGCACGGGCGACCGTGGCACTCAGAGAGAACTTGAAATGCTCATCACGCGCCACGGCCCACGTCGAGAGTTCCGCGGCGGGGCCGGCGCCCCACACGATGGCGCCACGCCGGCCCCTGGCCACGAACGTGCGGAACACCCTACGCCGCGACGGGTTCGCGATCGGCCAGACGCGCGGCGAGCGCCGCCGTCGGCAGCGTCCAATCGTCGGCCGCCATGAACGTGCCTGACAAGGCCGGGGCGCCCTCGACATCGGTGTCGAGTTCGGCATCCATGTAGGCGAGGCCGCTAAACTTGTGCGGGGTCGCACTACTTGGATCGTTGCTGTGTGGGATTAGTTCCAGCGTCCCTGGCGAGGTTAGCGTCGTGGCTTCGATCAGTGACATATCCGCGGAGTCCCAGAAGCCAACTACGGTCCCGCTAATATCACGCATGCCTGGAATGTAGACGCGATTGGTGTTTTGGAAGCAAGTTACATTTATCTTCTCAGTCGCCAAACTGAGTGAAAATGACTTGATTGAGGCGAGTGGGGTCGCCGTTACGCCGCCGGTTGAATCCCATTTTACGAGCCCGTCACGGCCTGCGAGAATCATAGTGATGGTCCTTCCTTAGACCTGCGGCGCGACTTGCACCCGATAGCGCCCGCCGGTGTGCTGCCATCGGATCTCTTTCATGACTGGATCTAGTTCGCCGGCCGGACGCAGGCGTTCGACGCGCACCGTCGATAACCACCCGTAGCCAGGAATCGTTAACGGCTGATCCTCAAGTAGCGCGTCAATCCGCGCTGCGGCCTGGTTCGTCGGAATCAACGACTTCGTCGGTAACACAGCTTCGACCGTATACGTCACGACTTCGATCGCCCGGCGCTTCGCGGGTGTGTCACTAAACACGCTGACATCCGCCGTCTCGTCGATCGTCACCAGCGCAAAGGCCGTCGTCCCTTGCGGCGCCAGGCCGAAGTGCACGCCGCCCGGCAGCAAGCTCGCGAGGGTCGCATCGCCGGCCAGGTGCGTGATCAGCGCCGTATCGACCGCGCTGGAATCAGGCACCGGACACCGTCAGCCCTTCCGCGCGCATGATGGCGGCGATCCGCGGGATCATCTGTTCCCGAGCTTTCATCACCCGCGGCACAAAGTTGTGCGCCGCCGGCATCCGGCCCCGCCCGCCCCGCTTTTTCGTGGTCCGCGGCTTCGACCCGAATTCATAAGCCAGCGCGTACTTGGCCGTGTTGGCAATCACGACGCGCGCGGCATGTTTGCGCGGCTGCGACTTCACGACCATCCGGCTCGCGAGATAGCCGCTGCGCTGGGGATACGACGCGCCAATCTCGGCCGCGACCGTGGTCCCGAGCGACACGAGCGCCGCTTGCGCCTGCGCCGCGAGGAACGACGGCAGCTGCTTAAATTTGCTCTGCTGCACTTGCACGCCGCCCAGCGTGAACTTGATCACGGCAACGCCTCCGCGACGACGAGCACCAGTTCCCGCCGCGCTTCCTCCGGGTCGCGCAGCCCGAGCACCTGGAACACCCGCGCCCCGCGGTCGGGGTCGGTGTAGGTGAGCCGGGTCTGCACCGTCACGCCGGGGTGATAGGGCAGCGTGACCGCATGCGTGCCGCTGGCGACGAGGGTATCGGCCGTGAGTCGTTCCATGTCGGCGCTCGCGAGCGCATCGAGCGCCACCCAGGCCGTCGGCGGGTCGAGCGGCGCCCAGGTCTCCGTGAACCCGCCCGCGCCGTCGGGCACCGGCCCGCTGGGATTCTCGAGCGTGACGACCTTGGTCCGCTTGCCAGACGGGATCATGCGATCACCGGGGTGCGCAGGCGCCGCAAGGCGCCCACGACGAGCGGATGCAAATCCCCACGCTCGAGATCGCGCCGCGGCCCGCCGCCCTCGAGGTCGTCGCCCCGGAAGCGCCAGAATTCGCCGGTCTGAAACAGCACCATCTGCGGCACGATCGCCGGCGCCGTGGTCTCGTCCCAGGCGCCCACAATCGCCGCGTCCTCGACGGTCGGGCTCAAGTATTCGAGAATCACGTACTCGGCCGCGGCCAGCGCCACGCCCAGCGCGGCGTCGTCTGGATGCCCGGCCGGCGTGCCCAGCCGGAGATAGTCCTTGACCTGCTGCAGCGTCACCAGGGCCATCAGCGCGGCCCCACCAGCATCGGCGCATCCTTGCCGTCACGGCCGCACTTGACGGCCAGCGTCCACGCCGCGGCACCCGTACCGGGCCGCTCACGGGTCGCGGTATTACAGTGCCAGAGCGAGCCCTGTACCGTCACGAGGTCGCCCGGCTCATACGAGGCGCCGGCCTGGTGCACGCCGCAGAACACCGGCACCCGGAACGCGAGCTGCCCGGCCGGCGTCACCACGTCGCCCTTGCGAAATTGCAGCGTCACCAGCCGCGGGTCGTCGGGCGCCTGCAGACACTCCAGCTCGCCCGCCGTGAACGCCTCGCCGTCTTTCCCGGCGGGCCCGGCCGGGCCGGGCACCGGGTCGCGCGCTTCGACGATGGCGAGGCGCTCGCGAAGCAGGGACACCTCCGCGCGCGCCTCGGTCAGCGCCCGGTCTAGCGACACGTTCCGCGCCTCGGTGGGCGCCAGCGCCGCCTTAATCGTCAGGCGCACGACTTCCGCGAAGCCCTCGAGGTCAGGCATGCTCCGTCCAGCCTTCCTGGGCGGCCTTGCGCGTCAGCAGGGCCGCGAACGACGCCAGGTCGATGTCCTCCTCCTCCGGCGCCGCCGACGCCGCAGGCGCGGCGCTGGGCGGCTTGGCGAAGGGATCGTTGGCGTCCCGGGCGGCGAGCGCGGCCAGGGAGAATTGCTGCTGCTGCAAATAGGGCGTGTCGCCGCCCTCGACCGGGCCGGCGCCGAAATAGGT